AGCACAAGCATGCTCTGAAGCAGCAATACCACCCATCAGCTTCTCCAGCCGCCCAGCGACATCGTAGGTTTCCGTGAAGGATTCCTCGCTGATGCCGTTGAACGTCATTTCAGCCGTTTCCGTATTGACCGAAACCGACCACCGCTGGCTATCGCATTCAATCTCTACGCGCTTGTTAATGTAGAAGTTTGCCCGATGGTCACCCGTCCACCACGTTACCAGAATCCCGCGTTCTGCCAGCCCTGCGATAGCCGAGCGACCTGTTCCGATACCGTGATGTTTGATCGTGGACCAGAGAAGATCGAAGGCGCGTTTAGAGTGGTTCATTTTTGGTGTGATTCCTTGGTTGTTCAGGATGAGAAGAGTATAGATCGAGTGGGAGGGTATGTCAAATCAAAATTTGATGAAAAAGTCACTCATGTCTGAACATTACAGTCTTGACATTACGATTCATATATGGTAGTTTTAGATGCCGCAATTTTTCCTATTGAGGGTGATATAATGAGTAAGAAATACGTCGGACAGACGCGGACCAATCGCAACGGGTATGAATACGTGGTGAAAACATTTAACCAGTTCACAAATCGATATACAGTATACTTCCCAGAAACATACATCACTAAGGATGTCACTGAAGGTGTGGTAAGAGACAATACGGTTCCGAGAAACCGCTATTCAAATCCCCGACAGCATCACTAAGAGCCCGAATAACGACGCTTTATCATTCAATGATACATCGCCTCGCCATTAATCCTTCCTATAAAGATGTTGGTCTCGATCCACGATGGGAAACTCTCGAAGGGTTTCGCTCAACAATTCATCTTGTCGAAGGTTATGATCTTTGGGCGGAAAGTATTGGGTATTCGTTGGATAAGGACATCAAGGGGGTGAACACCTACGGCCCAGATTCTTGCGTTTTCGTCACACGCCAAGAGAACTCGAAGCTTCAACCACGAAAAGGTAACAATAGACAGGTCAAAAGACGGTCTACGGTTGGGCGTAGCAAGGCTATTGAAGATAGCATATTCGGCAAACACCCAGAGTATAATAACATTAAGTCCAAGTGGGAAGCCATTGACGCTCAGTTTGAAGCATGGGCTAAACGGTGGGTAGTATGGGAGTAGATATGCTCAAACTAGATCATTTTGAGCCTATAATTATAGGGGTTTGGTGAGGGCTCTAACACCTAGGTGGGGACACCCTATTACCTCGATTTTGAAAGTGCCATTTAAATCATGTTTTCGGAAGCTAGATTGGCTATCCATGCGGGTTTCCAGGCAGTATACTGTATAAAATTACACCCCTCGATTTAACACGTCTTTACAATCAACAAAAAAAAGCCCCAAATCCGCATGAGGACTGGGGCTTTCTTTTAACCGTAAATCAGCATGTCTTGTACCGTGAATCTCATGAAGTCCTCAAAGTCGATCCCTTCGTAATAAAGGATGTCGGATGTCTTCGACACGGACCAACGTTTGCCGTTCGGGCCTTCATAGATGATTGATGACGTCCCGTTCTGGTGTCTGAAGGTCAGGTGGAACTTCTTCCGTTCGATCTTCTTATACCCGCGTTCGTCGATGGTGAACAGTTTGGCGTTATCGAACGTATAGAAGAATTGTGCGATTGAGCTGAAATGGTCCAGTGCAATCGTGTCAAACATGATAGACCGTTCGTATGTTGTATTAGGGTCAACCTCATACGTGACTTTAAGCACCATTTCAACGTCACGCGACGCCCTGAACGCTTCCGACGGGGTGTCGAAAAACTTAGCCTTGTACATGCTAAAGGTGTTCGGGAAAAACGCCCCGTCCCTATCTCGCACTACGTATGCAACCTTCGTAACCATAACGTTCTCCTTTAATATCCACCACTCATCAGCTTCTGGTAGTCAATCGCGTTTTTGATACAGAAACCGCGATTTGCAATCTGCTTCAATGCGCTATCCAGAAACTCAACCTTCTCGGTCTGAACCTCGATCTTGAGCTTGAGCTCCCCGATATCAGTGTCCGCGTCTACGTAATGATCGACCTCCGACTTCAGAATCTTCAGGTTGAACGGCTTCTCTTTGTAGACGGCTGGATCGGCTCGGCCGAGATAGTAATCACGCTTGTCTGCGTATAGCTGCTTCAGAGCATGCTTGTGCTTATGCAGGAGCATGCTCTCGTTGGTGCGGATGCGGAGAATGTTCCCGTAGATCTTTGGCGTCTCTAGGCTTTCCCGCGCTAGATTCGTCTCATCAATCGCGAGGGCCTTCTCCACTTCGATCATGATCTCTTCGAGTTTCATAGTCCCCACTTTTGGAAAACGATTTCTTGCATGTCTTGGCTATACCGCTCGGCGATGAACTTCCGAACGTCGCTGGGCTTCCCTTTGATTGCTTTGATTACATTGATACAGCCGCCCATGTCTTCGCCCAGAGTGACGTCCAGCCCGCCGACATAAACGTGGCGTTCATCGATGGTGGTGGCAATCCGTTGTTTGCTAACCGAAGGCCGCCTGATGATTTTGGGGACGCTGCGCAGGGCGCACCATAGTTCGAACCCGTCTCCCGTGGTGAATGTCTTCACGGTCTCTGGTACGTCGGCAACGACGGCGCTGGGTGTCGGGACCTCCACCACCGCCTCCTTCCGTTCCTGCTTCACATCACGGTAGAGGACTACACTCGCAACAGCAGACCAGTAGAGGACTACCACAATCATCGCAACAAGCAGACTTCCAATCAGAATTTCAAACATGTTTCTTTCCCTCAATGGCGGCGATGAAATATGAAAACCACACCGCTATCCGTTTCAAAAAGTTAATCATTCTTCGGTCTTCAGATTCGTGAATCGTGGACCAGACGGCTTCCGTGCTGGCGTTGGGCTCCACTTGACGTTATCGAAGTCGTCTTGTGGCTGATGGTTCTTCTGTATCTGGGGCTTGTTGCCGTTCCCCTTCGATGAGTTCGGAACCATATCCGTTTCCGTATCATACAACCGCATCTTGTCCCTGTCAATACCACAGACGAATCGTAGCTTCTTGGCCATATCCCCGTAGCGGTTCTTCAGCTGTTTGAACATCACCAGATTCTGTGCATCCAGCTCTTCGCTTCGGATCATGGCCAGCAGCAGGTCGACGGTCATGCTGATCCCCGATGAATCGGAGATATCTCCTAGGTCGGCATCGCTGCTGGTCTGACCGTTGCGGTTAAACTGGGTAGCCGACACGATGGGGACATTACACTCTTGGGCAAGGCCGCGCACCTCTTCCGTGATGGCCTTGACGTATTGATAGCTGTTAACCATCGAAGCATTGAAGCGCGCTGATGCGCAGATATTCAGGTAGTCGACAAAGATGATATCTGGCGTGAACTCCTTCTTAAGCTTCAGCTCGTTGATCAATGATCGAAAGTGATTCACGCTGGCCGAGGCCGTCGGATACTCCTTGACGATCAGCCGTCCCGTAGACCCCTCCAGCTTTTTGGTTAGCTTGGTGACGTAATCCTGCTGGGACATGTTCGGTAGGTCATTGACGCTGAATCCTAGGATGTTCGCATCAATGCGTTCTGAAATGCGCTCCTCGGCCATTTCCATCGAGATATAGAGGACGTTCCTATTATCCAGAAGAGCCCTTGCCGCCATATGGCACATCAGCAGAGACTTACCCGCGCCTGTGCCTGCTACGATGACGTTCAGGGTCTTGCGTGATAGGCCACCTCCCGTGATGTTGTTCAGGCACTCTAGGTCGAACGGGACCTTATACTCAACCGTCTGGTGTAGCAGCTTATACCGCTCGACGATTTGGTTGGAGAAGTCGTGGCCGATGTTGTTATCAAAGGACACCGACAGAGCATCCTTCATCAAATCAGGAATCTTCCCCACTTCCTGCTTATTGTCAATCAAGGAAGCGGCTTCTACCACGGCATTGTAAAGAGCCCTGTCCTTACAAAATGTTTCCGTGTTTTCAATCAGCCAATCCAGCGCGGGGGATTTCGACCTGCGGGACAGGGTGTTAACTAGATCAACCGATGCTTGATAGTCGCCCTGCCCGATGCCCTTCTGATTGGTGATTTCAACCAGCAGCTCTTCCTGCGTAGGGGCGTTATTATAATCATTGAAATGGTTAACGATCTTGTTAAAGACGATGCTGTGCGGGTTGTCCGTGAAGTATTCGTCCTTCAGGAACGGTAGGACCCGTCGTGTGTATTCGTCATTGTGTAGAAGGTTCTCTAGAATAACGTCTTCAATTTGCATCATCAACACCCATGAAAAAGAAAAGGGAGGATTTTGGTATCCTCCCTATGTTACTACGGTCTTACTCTTCTGTCAATCCAGCGTCGGCTAGAGCCGCGTTCGCTAGGAAAAAGTTCACTAGGTCGGAGACGATTGGCTGGGCGACAGCATCAGGAATCCTGGACCCGTCCTTCTCCACCGCCGAATAGTCGACGTTCATCATATCATCTCCATCGAAGACGATGGATTGTAGCATGATGGACGCCCCAGCGTGTTCCCCGCTGGTCAGGCGGATGACCGCAACCGCTTGCTTATCAAGATCGGCGGGGACGGGGATGCTTTCAAAAGAGGGAAGCCGCGTCTTCACCTCTTCCAGCAGCTCCTTCAGTGCTTCCTTGTTACTCATCGGCGGTGACCTCTTCATTCTGTGCGTCATGAACCAGCAGGAACTTGTGTCGGACGGCATCGTTGAATTCCTTGCTCTTCAGCAGCGGCTCCCAGAACTCGGCGGTGTTGGTGTCCTTCAGCCGATACTTGCCCTCTAGGACTTCACCAGTCTCGGGGTCCACCTTTTGATACCATCCCATAGACGGCTTAATCACGACACCAGCCTCTAGGGCCAGGTCCAGTAGACCACTGTAGCGGGTGATGCCACCGTCAAACATTACGGTTAGGGGGATCTTGGACTTCTCTTTCACGCGGCGGGACTTCTCGATATTGATCGTGAATGTATAACCTGCTAGCTCCGTGCCTTCCTTCTCCTGTGAGCGGGAAATGATCCACGCATCGTTAGCGGAATACAGGACACCAGTGCCGCCTGAAATTTGGGCCTTACTGTACATTTCTAAGGTCTGATACGTGTGGTTGATGCAGACCATCGGCAAATCCTTCATCGTCAGGTGTGGGGTCACCATACGGAAGAGGGATTTTAGCTGCTTGGCCCGCGACATATCAGCCACGGCTTTTTCATTCAGCGCGTCCTCCACCTCCTTCTTGGAGGCAAGGTTGCCGATGGAGTCAATCAGGATCATCACATGGTCACCCTTCTTCAGCTCCTGAAGCTGGGCCATGATGTCGAATTTCAGTTGTTCGATATCCGTGATTGGCGTATGGATAACCCGATTCGTATCAACCCCGAAGGCTTCGAAGTAGGACTGCGGACTACCGAATTCACTGTCATAGAAGAGGATGACGCCATCGGCGTATTTC